GAAGTTGGGTTCTGTAACCACTGCGCTGACCACTTTGAAACTGGTAAAGACGCCTTAATTGACTCTAATTCTTCTATTTTCCAAAACTCAGGCCACAGTGGATTGTTAGTATCAGGAAAAATAGCAGGAAACTCGACAACTTCCCACTGATCTGCCTTTTCTTCGGATTGTTTGGCCAATAATCTGCCGGTTAAGTCCTTGGTGCTCCATCTAGTCATCACTACAACGATAGATCCGCCAGGTTGTAGCCTTTGTCTTGGTCCAGAACTGTAATATTCCCACGCATTGTCCAATGATCTAGGTGACATGGCGTCTTGTTCCGAGTGAATATCGTCTAACACTAGTAAATCAGCACCACGTCCAGTCACCGCACCACCAATACCAGCATAAAAGGCCTCACCGCCTTTGTTAGTTTCCCATCTTCCAGCTGATTTGTTATCGGCTTTGAGTGAAACATCAGGAAAAACTTGTTTGTACTCTTCGGAATCAATTAAATCACGTACTTTACGACCAAATCTAAAGGCTAGTTCAGCGGTGTGGGTAATCTGCATGAGCTTGAGCTTTGGATTTATGCCTAATAACCAGCTAGGAAAAAACACCGAGGCAAATTCTGACTTGGTGTGACGTGGTGGCATGTTAACAATAAGTCTTTTGATCTTGCCTTTAGCTACATCCTCTAGTTTTTTGGCAAATATTTTATGATGTTCGCCTTGCACAAAGTCTGGCCACATGTGTTTTATGTAAGTAATGAAATCATCACTGCCTTCTTTCTGCAATAATTTAGAATCTAAAGCTTGCGTGTACGACAAGAGTTCTTTAGCAGCGTCTGGATAAAGTTCTGCTAACTTTTCTAAATCAAAATTTTTATCTGTCATACTAGTTTCCAGAATCGTACTCTTTCAAAGCTTTCCAATACTCTTTTAATTTTACTCTAACTTTGTACCAAAAAATATTCATCCCTCTTGGATTTGAGTTTTCACCTATCATAGCAATAATACATAAAAATAATGTCGTATATAAAATAAATTCGGCCATAATGTTTTTTCATATCTATTCCTTTTCTTTGTATTCGACTATATTTTTACACCACCAGTAGAGTAAATCTTCACTTAGACTGTGTTTTAGTATATTAACGCGACTACAAACTAATTGAATATTATTAGGAATATACCAGATATTTGGATCTATTCTATCTATTGAGACGTTTAAATCTTTTTTACCTTGTCCGTCTTTGTGATACGTCATGATTAAACCAGTCAAAGCACAGCGTCCAGCTTGAGCTTCCCAGATGGCTACTAAGTCTTCTACCTCTATATCCCAAACTACTTCAGGATGATCTTTGGTACGTGAGGATTTTAAATGACTGTATAAATTTTTTAGATAGGCTTCTGGAGTTTTACTTTTCTTTCTGTTTTGCACAACTCGGCGACAACTGGGGCAGGTATTTCGATAAAAAACACCTTTTGAATTTTTTGCTTCAAAGCTAGTTAAGGGGAAGGTTTTACTACAGCCCAAGCACTTTCTCTCTTTCATGGCAAAATCATCTTACACTATCTGAGCTTACTAAACACTTTTCGGAAAAATTTTGAAATATTTTTTTCAGCCAAAAGTAAAGGTTTTATTAATAAAAATAAGGGGGGTCGGGTCTTGAATTATCTAGAATCTTTTCTTATGTGTATTTTCTTTTCTATAGGTATTAGTAAGTCATTAAGCAATTGGGGGGGATGGGGGCACAGATACAATCGACAAGCCACATCTGGACACTATTTCTATTTCTATCTCTATTTCTTTTACATTCATTGTCAAAACTATTGTGACAGAACATCACGAAGTGCAGATAGCACATCGTTCTTTGTTCTATGTCACATAGTTTTGACATTCATTGTAAAAGAAATACAAATAGAATAGTGACCTGATGTGGCTTGTCGATTGCCCTGGCTCACGCGTGAGGTAAAACTTTACTTGCGTTTATATAAGATAGGTTATATAATTTTCATATCTTTATTAAAACCATAGGAGGACACATGAAGATAATTTTTAACTTAACTTTGGACAATGGCACTGTAATAGGTGGCGTTGAGAATGACCTTAAAGATTTGGTTATCAATGGTGTAACTGTTGTCAGTAATGGCAGAGCCGACACTATCCAACTAGAGGAGATTGCCGAACTCAGCAATCAGTTTCAACCAAGAAGATTGGAGGACTTGTCATGAGAAAATGCTCACTTTGTGGAAAGTCTTTTAAAGGTCGAGGGCATAACCCCAGACCTTTGAGAGAATATACCGAGCGTTGCTGTGATGATTGCAACAATGATTATGTAATTCCTATTCGTATGGATTTGTTAGGTCGTGCCATCAGGGAGGACAACAATGACTAGAAAAGATTATGTCGCTATCGCGAGAGTACTTAACAAGTACTCTCACGATTTACCACAAGGTTTGATGTTTGACCTTAACGCTATGTTTAGACAAGACAACAAACACTTCAATGCCGAGCGTTTCAGCAACGCAGTTTATGGAGAGGACAAATGAAAAAAGAAAGAATTTCAATACCACCAAACAATGAGAAACTTTGGAGATATTTAACAGAGGGATTATCAGGTAGAGCAACAGCAGAAACTTTGCCTTCTTATCCTAAAAATCTTACAAATGAAGCTTATATATTATTTCTCAGTGAGAGTAGGAAATGAAAGTTAAACACGTACATCAGGGCTATCCATCAACTTGGGAAGTTACTACTGTAGAACGAAAGAAAAATAAGTTGTATGTAGATAAATTTGAAAATGACTTGGCTTTTAGAATTACAACGTGTATTTCAATGTTAAAAAAGCACGAGGAAAACATAAAAATGTTAGGAGTTAAGCCTGAAAAGATTCATGTCTATGTAGCTTGGGCAGACAAATTAAACAGACTTTTGCGTGCTTATAGAGAATGGTACCACCACACCAACAAAAAGAAATGATTTCGTGTGTCCCCACACTTAGGGCGTCTTCGGACGCCCTTCTTTTTATTTGTTTTTTATTTTTTAGAAGAGGTGATAGATCACCAGCCAGCAGGGTCCAGCGGTCAGATACAAGCGACAAGTTATCAGATACAAGCGACAAGCTAGACGACTGTCTAGCTTGTCGCTTGTCAAGGGTTTTTTCGCGCGAGATTGTACTTGACATGGGCTAATATTTATGGGACCATACTTATATAATGTCAATAAACCATAGGAGGCGAAAATGACAAAAAAAGATTATGAAATAATAGCCGGAGCAATCAGCGACGCCACACACTTTGAACATGTTGATGATGGTTACCATGAAACACCATCAAAAAATCATGTAATTGAATGGCTTGATTTGGTCTCTTACTTAGGAATAGCTTTAGAAAAAGATAATCCTAACTTTGACTATAGGAAGTTCGCCGACGCTTGTGAGCCGAAAGAGGAAGAATAAATAACAAACAAAAACCATAGGAGGTAACGAGAAATGTAATTGATAATAAAAAACTTTCAGCCCAATCACACTTGGGGACATAGGACCGACCACTCCTATGGGTTAAAGCCGGAGCTTCGCAAGAGGTTCCGGCTTTTTCATTGGCCGACACAGGTGGTAACCCAGGGAGATCCTGGTAACTCCAGGTTTTATTGAACAGATACAAGCCACAAGCTGGGACACTTCGTTCTTACGCCCAGCTTGTGGCTTGTCAAGGGCTTTTTCGCGTGAGATTGAACTCCGCAAGGACGCTTGACAAATGCTGGTCAAAATTTAACCATCCATCAGGGACGAGGAACGAAGGTTCAATGCCCTTAGTCAATAGTTGGTCAAGCTGAGATGAGTGATACAGATAGAGCTGAGATTTTTTCGAAGAGCTTTGGACGAGGGACTTAACCAAGATAAAACTAGGACTATTTAATCTAGCTTTATGAAAAGCAATTTGATGAGGCGATACTTTTACTCTTTTACTTTTGGTTACTTTTAATTCAACAGTAAAAAACATTCCGTTTTGAGTTGTGCCGAGTAAATCAGGTACGCCTTGCGTAGCGTATGATTCAAGCCGTAACCATTGATATTGCTTTAATTTTTTCCT